CTATCTGTGATTCCGTTTCATCAGCTCCGATGCTGTCTGGCAGTCGACACAGGTCTGTACACCGGGTAATGCAGCGCGCCGCGCTTCCGGTATTACCTCCCCACATCCGCAGTGAGTTGCAGACTGCCGCACCGGGCGATTTGTCAGCATGCGGATCTTCGCTTCCAGCTGGCGCTCAATGCGTTCCTGTGCGATATCTGTTAAATCGGCCATATCAAAATTCCTCTACTGCCCAGCCGCCGCCGGCCTTTTTGGTTTGCGCCTTGATGGCGATGAAACGGAACGGGTACATGTCCGCCGCGATTTTTATCTTTGCCCGTGCATCGTCCTGCCAGTGACCTTTGACTTCGTGGGCCTCCAGCTCACCGCTGCTGAGCATCACGAAAAAATCAGGGCTGTAGAAGGTGTTGTCAGCCAGGCGTAGTTTCAGGCCTTCGAACTTGTACCAGGTGATTTCCCCTGCCCGCTTGCGCAGCTCAAGATGCTGCCCATACGCAGCTTCGGTCTTGTTCATCTGCCCGGTCTTAAGGCGCCCCAGGGCAAACGCGTTATTGGTTCTCAGCATCGATTTGCTCCGATGAATACCATTATGGTTACTATTACCATTTTGGTAACTATTTTCAACATAAAAAACGCGCTAACCGTGGGAAATTACTACCACCGTTAAAACGCCCTGTATCGCTCTGTAAGCGATTTTACCGATTAACCGCTGTATCTACGGGTTGACTGCCATTATCGCAACCTACCCCAAAAAGCGGCGGGAATTTAGTGCATAGCAATTCATATTTGATTCCTCGACCGAATGCGGCTGAGCATTGCCATCGCAGCAGCGTGGCCTGGTCCCGGTCCTGATTGCGCTTTTGCCCGCGGCTTTTCCGACAGCAGCGGCACGGGTACGGGTACTGCTTCACCACGGTCCACTTTCTGCGCCCAGGTCTTCAGGTGATGCGCAGCGCGCTTCTCCAGTTCCGGCGTAGTCAGGTTGCGCTGGTTCATCTCAGAACGCATGTCGCAGCAAATCCAGTAAAGCACCGGCTGGCGCCATGGGAAGGTTTCAGCGCAGCTGTGCAGGTAGCGATCGCGACAGTAGCGCCTGAACTCGTCCATAACGTCCTGAACCTCCAGGCCAAAGTGATTAGAAATCGACTTGCTGGCGATCGCCATAAATTCCGCCAGGTCAGGAGCAAAGGAGTTGCCATCACAGCAACGCTGTATGCACGCGTTTACGACCCCCTGAAGCTGGACGTCAGTGAGAGCTGAAATCGCCTCTTTCCAGCGTAACGACGGTGCCCTGCCGTTCCTCGCCTGCCACTTGTCCGTGTAAATACCCTGCATCTCCGCCCAAAATGCGTAAGACCTCCTGCTCTGTTCGCCCTTCGCTGCGCAGCTGCTCTGCCATTGCGACGACTGAGGACTCGACTGCATCGCCCCGCCACGGACCACAGTACCCATCAGCTCTTCGATTCTTTTCATCGCGTTTATTTCCTGTTGGTTTGCGTCTTGCCTGTTGGTTTTTCAGGTTCTGGGCGAACTTCTGCTCCCACTGTACGTGGTGGAAAACTTTGCCCTCGGCCTGCCAGTACGTCACGAATTCAGCCAGGGTTGTCTCAGCTGGTGGTTCGGTCAACACCAGCCCCCACTGGGCCGCCTTCAGTAAAAAATCATCGTCCGGTCTCCACCCTGCGTGCATTGCAAACTTCCCGTCGACAGATACGCCATTGGATGGTGGCCGGTTATCGATCAGGGCATTCGTCACTTTCGGGGAAGAATGACCCTCTCCACGCGCCTGCGCGTTAGTGTGGGGTTTATCTTTTAGATCTTCTCTTCTCTTCTCTTCTCTGGTCCGCTTTTTGTCCGCTTCAGATGCGGACACTTTGCGGACGTTTCTTTTGCGATCTGCATCCTGTGCACGGCGCTTGGCAGACTGTCCGTTATGCGCTTCAAACCTTGGCATGACTAGGTTTTCATCCTCTTCCTGTAGCCAACCAACACCTATCATTGCTCGTGCAAATCCCGGAAAGCCGATTAGGTCATCGAGCGTTTCAGGACTGTACCCATCCAGATAACCGTCAACAGAGTGGACATCGAAAAGACACCATGCGGAATGTAGTCCGCCAACTATCCGCAATCTGTCCGCTTTCAATGCGGACGCCATGCGGACAACTTTTGGATGCGTGTGAAGATCAGCGCGCATTTTTATCCAGTCGCCAGCCATCAGCTCACCTCTGCCGCTTCTCTTCCTTTTGCGATTAGCTCGTTCATCCGTGAGCGGTGCGCTGCCGTGTGCAAGGTCATGCACTCAACACAGGCGCCGTTGACAACATAGCGTTCTGCCGTATGACCGTTTCGGCAAATTTTCCCGGTATAAAATCGGGTTTGGCCTGCCAGAGCGGCGGCATGTCGGGTGATCACCTTCATCGTGCAGTTACCTCAATTTCATGTGTCAGAGAAATAGATTACCGATTAACGGAAAATTAATCAATCACATTTGAATAATGGTAATAGTTATAAATGAAGGCACAAAAAAACCGCCTTCCGGCGGCTCTGTCGTTTGGGTGGTAAGGTCAGGCTGGTTCGTAGAAGAAGCCGATCACCTGTTCGCGCGTCAGGTGCGCATCATGCTTGCGGCAGGCCTGGAAAAGACCATCCATCAGACGCTTATTTGGCGTGCGGCGTCCGTAAACAAGGTGAACCTTGATGTAGTTAACGGTTGTGCCTGCCTCGTCAGCAAGCTGTTTACGCTCAGCCGTTGATAGTGACTGCCAGAAATTTTTAAAGTCAAATTGGCGCATTTTAGCCTCACGATAACGATTCTGATCGACCAATGATTACCTAAAGGGTAACTAACTGCAAGCACAGTTACCAAAATACCTTGTTTACCAATCTGGTAACACCTTGTTTAATACGCACTACACGTTTGTTCAACAGGAAAAATTACCAGCAAATGAAATCGATATCTGACGTACGTCGCGAAAATTTGATCTCGATTATCGACAGGGATTACCAGGGCAATCAGTCGCTCGCAGCTCGCGCCATTGGCGTTCGGTCTAACCTCGTCAGCCGCTGGTGCGGTGAAAAGGGTATTGGCACTAAATCAGCTCGCAGAATTGAAGAAGCCACAGTTAAGCCAAAATACTGGCTCGATACTGACCACTCCACGCAGGAAACCTTCTATCCCGATGAAACGCTGATGCATGAAGCGGGCAGCGTTGCGGCCGCTAATCTCGCAAAATGGATGAAGGAAAACAGAGCACTGAACACTCAGGCGCGACTCTCTGAAAAATCCGGCGTCAGCCAGGCTACCATCAACCGGTTACTGTCCGGCGAAGCAGGCATTTCAATCAAAAACCTCTCGCTTATCACCACGGCGTTCGGGCGGCAGACGTACGAAATGCTGATCCCCGATAACGACAGTCGCAATATTCCGTATGACCGGGCCGCATATGCTGCGCTGCCGCAGTCTGAAAAGGACAGCATCCTGTCGTTCATTGAGTTTGTGATAAAGCAAAACCAGGCTAAGTAAGCCAGCAATACCGCTCCTCTTTTCCTCCAGCCTTGAAATCCCCATTCATCACTCCTGCCCATACCTGTTACCTTTTTGGTAATTTTTCTCTCCATAACGATTGACACCGAATCGAATATGAATAATATTAGGCTCAACAGTTACCATTTTGGTAATAGCAAATCGCTCTTTAACAACCTGGATGGGCAGTCACGAACCTGAATTCTGTGGCCCGCAGAATTGCATGCTATCCCGTAGAACCGGAAAGCAGCATGGACAGTGATACACACTAATAACCATCCAGTGAGGATCATCACATGGCTATCAAAGACAGTCGCGGCATGGTCTGTAAGGTTGTGAGGCTCGGCTGCCAGTACATGTACCGGCTGAACGAGACAGGCACGCTGAACAGAACGGTGGTCAATCGCGAGCAGCTGATCAACATGGTGAAGCGTAATTATGGCCTGAAAGGTCATATTCTTGCGCCCTCACCTGTTACCAAAACAGTAACAATAGAGGTGCCAGCATGAAGTTTCAGTGCATCGACGGCAAATACATTTTCACGGTCTGCGGCCTTGGCCTGCAGCAATGTTTCACGTCATTCAGTTCCGGCGTGGAATGGGTTTTTACAACAAAAACTGCAGCAGCATGCGCTGCTGAGATGGAGGTGCGCTCATGATGAACGCCTACGCAATGGCTGACCTGATTGAGGATCAGCGCGACAGAGCTGAGCAGGCTGCTGCAGATCGCCAGAAGTGGATTGATGAAGAAACAGAGCGCCTGCTGGCGCTCTTTCCTGACCACCCGGAGGATTTCCGGTCGATTCACCTACATGATGAAGTCCGCAGCATGACGTACGGCGAGGCTGCAAAAGAGCTGTATGCAACATTTGCCTACGACCTGGCGAATCATCAGGCTCAGCGGAATTTCCAGTTGCACGCATTGGGGTGGAAATGATTAACGATCCCGGCATCTATTTTGACGTCAGTAATGACGACTACCACCGCGGCCCCGGAGTCAGCAAATCGATGCTGGATGCTGTGGCCATTAACCCTGCGGTTATCCCATGGCGCTGCGAGGCGCCTGTTGATGCAGAGAAGCTGAAAGCGCTGGATATGGGCACCGCCCTGCACTGCCTGCTGCTGGAGCCGGAGGAGTTCGATAAGCGCTTCATTGTCGCGCCGGAGTTTAATCGCCGCACGAATCAGGGAAAGGCCGACGAAGCCGCTTTCCTGAAAGACTGCGACGGCATGGGCATGACGGTGATGGACTTCGAGCAGGGCCGGAAACTGCAACTGATGCGCGGCAGCGCAATGGCCTACCCGCCGGCGCGATGGCTGCTGGAGGAAGAAGGCTATTGTGAAGCCTCAATCTACTGGGACGATGAGGAAACCGGGGAGTTGTGCCGCGTGCGGCCGGACCGTTTCCTGAAGCAGCAGCCGATAATCGCGGACGTGAAGAAAGTGGCCGATATGGACCGCTTCGCGCGGCACGTCGAGGAATTCCGGTATCACGTGCAGGACGCGATGTACTGCGAAGGCTTCTACCAGCACTTCGGCGAGTATCCGCGCTTCCTGTTTATTGCGGTCAGCGAAACCATTGACTGCGGACGTTACCCGGTGCGCGTCTTCGAGCTTTCCGAAGATCACAAGGCTGATGGCCACGAAGTATATCGCTGCGACCTGCAAACCTATCACCAGTGCCGCCAGAGCAATATGTGGGGCGGCGTTGAAACTCTCAATCGTCCCTACTGGGCGAAAAATAAGGATTAACTGATGAATGATTTAGTCGAAACGCATAACCAACCAGCAACTATCAGCGCCAGCAATGCGGTTTTTAACCCGCAGGCGCTGAACCAGCTGACCACCTTCGCTAACCTGATGGCTGACTCCGCAATCAGCGTACCGGCTCACTTCGTCGGTAAGCCTGCTGATTGCATGGCAGTTGTGATGCAGGCCATGCAGTGGGGCATGAACCCTTACGCAGTGGCGCAGAAAACACATGTCATTAACGGCGTGCTGGGGTATGAGGCGCAGCTGGTTAATGCTGTTATCTCCAGTTCCAACGCCATCGTTGGTCGGTTCCACTATGAGTACAGCGGAGACTGGTCGAAGTGTACAAAATCGGTTGAGCAGACTGTTAAAAAGCCAGCCAAGGGCGGTGGGACTTACGAAAAGGTCGAGCGAGTAAAAGCGTGGTCAGACGCTGATGAAGAAGGTCTTACGATCCGCGTTGGCGCGCAGCTGCGAGGGGAGGCAGAGGTTACCTGGGGGGAGCCTATCCACTTTTCCGGCGTGATTATCCGCAACTCGCCGCTCTGGGTGACCAACCCGAAACAGCAGATGGCATACCTTGGCGTCAAATACTGGGGTCGCCTTTACTGTCCGGAGGTGATCTTGGGCGTCTATACACCGGACGAGATGGAACCCGCGCCGCGCGCTGAACGTGAAATTAATCCAAGCAGCGGAACAGACCTGAATCAGCTGATGCACCAGCAGGCAGAGCAGCCTGCAGCACCAGCGGAAAATGCGGATCTGGTGGCAAGTCTCCATCAGATGATTGATGAAGCGGACACGGTAGAGCTTGCAGCCACGGCAGGTGAAGCAGTGGCTGCAGCATCAGGAAACCTTCAGGAAACCACATTCCGCTCGCTGCGCGCCAAGGCGTTAAAAGTCTATAAACACCACAACGCACGGCGCCAGATTGAGGCGCGGATCAACAGCCTCGACTCCGGCGCACCGGATGCAGCAGACGATTTTAAAAAGGTTGAGGCCGAGCTGGAGAAGCTGAAGGCGCACCTGGGCGAAGAGCTTTATAGCGGCTTCGTTATTACGCTAGGCGACATGCGCGCCGAATATCAGTAACCGACACCACTGTTTAACCAGAGAGGCCGCTATGGGCCTCTTTTTTTTGGAGAAAAAACTCATGAAAGGCGCAATTCGCAAACCTGAACTGCTGAAAATCGTCCCGTTGTCTGAAAGCAATATCACCGCGCTGGAAAAGGCCGGCGAGTTCCCGAAACGCTTCCCGCTCACCGGGCGCACCGTGGCCTGGAACCTCGATGAAGTCGAAGCGTGGCTGGATCAGCGCCAGCAGAACCCCGAGGCGGTGCAGGTCGATGAGTCGATCAAAGCAAAGTTCGCAAACAACCGTAACCACCGCAAGGCAGCACTGCGCGGCACCATGCAGATGGCGGGCTGATCATGACCCTCGCATATCGAAACCTCGCACAGTACGCGGCGCAATCTGAGCGCGCCGGAAACTTCACAGAGGCCGCTGCTCTATGGCAGCGCGCCCAATCATCAGCCAGTGGTCTTAACGGCCACTGGGCGGCCTGCAGGGCTGAGTTCTGCCAGCAGGCGGCTCAGCGTCTGGCGGCATAAACCAACGTTCCGGAATTTCCGGACGGTTCGATAACAACGGCGCTGCCGCAGGAGTGAGAGATGGAAACTAAATTTTTATCCGATGGCCGCAAGGTCGTCGTTGTAGGCCAGCTGAACAACCAAGAAACGATCGTACAGGAGGTTTTTGTTAGTCAGGCTGGTGACGAGTTGCCGGGTGGTGAGAGATTTGTGGTTAAAAGCCTGCATGACCAGCCAGTTGAATCGTGGTTTTCTCGCGAAAAAATAAAGCAAGAGAAGTCTATCGCTGACGGTAAGTCGAGAATTGAAAGTATCAACGCTGAAATTTGCGATCTGCGGAACAAATTAAGCTTCTGGAAAGAAATGATTAAGCAGGTGAAGGCATTCACTGACAACATCAATGAAGCTGATTTATCTCACTTCACCGATATTATGACAGGTCAGGTTCGGTTTGCTGTTCGTCGTGATTATAACCTGCCATCAATTGAAAAATTTGAAAATTATATGTCGTCAATTGACAACTACTATGGGAGAAAAGAATTTGACGGCATTAAGTGCCTGTCTGTTTTGGGTAGCACCAATGGAAATATTGCCTTGAGAGTAAATCGCTATTCAGATGGTAGTGGTGGTTACGATGATGTTGAGTTTTACAAAACCATCGAAGAGGCAAGGAAATGCGTGAAGCGAATTGCTATGGAACGCTTTAATAAACGTGGCTTATCCATCGATGAGGTTAAGAAATGCCGTGCGATGGGCATTGAATTCAGCCTAGATGAGATGAAGCTAATCAAAGAGCGCCTTTTTGCATCTTCAGAGAAGAGTCTCGCCAACTACCAGGAACAGTTCGATAAGCAGATTAACCAGATAAACGATGGTAAAAAAGCTATTGAACAGATGTTAAACGATGCAATTAAATAGACCAATTAGCCGGCCTTTAACAGCGGCGCTGCCGCAGGAGTGAGAGATGAGAAAGGTAATAGTTACTCCCGCAAAGGGTTATGGTGAACCATATGTGGCTGAATTCCACCAGTGGAGTGCAGAGTATGAAGAGTTTGAAACTGGACCTGGTAATTACTCAGTGGCAATTGTTGAGCTTGATGATGGCAGCGTGAGAACGCCCCCTGCGCACTGGATAAAGTTTGAAGAACCACAACAAGTCGCCTAGAGCGGCTTTTTTTACGCCTGAATTTCGGAGCACCCCATGTCAATAAACCCATACTGCGCGGCTCTCGAAGCCCTGCGCGCAGCACCAACGCACAAGCTGAAAGAAGTCGGTGACCAGTGGCGGTCGCCGGATCGGCTGTGGTGGGGCATCAACTCTAAATTTGGTCCGTTCGTGCTGGACCTCTTTGCCGACCGTCATAACGCGAAATGCGAGGCGTTCTACACAGCTGAGGATAATGCGCTCACACAGGACTGGAGTGCACGCCTGGCGGAACTGAACGGCGCCGGATACGCCAACCCGCCATACTCTCGCGCCAGCCAGCACGACGGCCAGTACATCACCGGGATGACGCACATCATGGCGCACACCGCCGCGATGCGAGAGCTGGGCGGCCGGTACGTTTTCCTGATTAAAGCGGCAACTGGGGAGCTATGGTGGCCGGAAGATGCGGATCACATTGCGTTTATTCGCGGCCGCATCAGCTTTGACCTGCCAGTGTGGTACCGGCCGGCAGAGGGCCAGCCCTCGGAATCATCAGCAGGGTTCGGCGCGGCGATCGCAGTGTTCGATAAAGCGTGGCGCGGGCCAAAGTTTGATTACATCAGCCGGGACGAACTAGAAGCGCGCGGTGCGGCGTTTATGCGGCAGATTGAGCTGGCGGCGGCACGGTTGCAACCACAAACCCAGCAACAAAATATTCCCGAAATTATTCCAGCCCTGTCGGTACCGGAAACTGAAAACGATGTCTGGCCAGTTGAAGTGATACGGCTGGCCGGGAAGATAAAACATCTCAATGAGCTGACACCAGTGCACCATCGCAAGGTAATGCAGCACATCAACCACCTGCTGCTGGACCGCGCGCCATCCGGAACGATACTCGTCATGGCTCAGTCACTGACATCAACCTTTAAGGAATTCCCGAATGCGTGAAATCATCGTAGACAATTTCGCTGGCGGCAGCAGGCGCATTACACAGGAGAAAGTAGCATGATCTGGATAATGCTATACCTGATGATCGCCGCATACCTTTTTGGTGGCAGCGAGGGTGATGCAGAACGCCTGTGGTTACGCGTTCCCCTCTGCCTGGCATGGCTTCCGGTGCTGCTGGTTATCGCGTCGAGCGCGCTGGCAGTGCGGGCGTTTGGTGAAAAATAGTTACCCCTTCCCTTTTTCCTTCTCGATCCACCCGTCAACCATGTCGGCCCACTGCTGCAGCATCATGCGGCGCTGCGTTGCGTATTCCGCTTTGTTATACACAGCGCGGACGTTTCGCTGTTCGTGGGCCAGGCATTTCTCTATCCAGTCGGTATTAAACTCCCTTTCATGCAGCAGCGTGCTGGCCGTCCTGCGGAGGTCATGCACGGAAAACCTTTCCATTGGTTTGCCTTCCTTCTCCATCATCGCCAGGGTGTGGCGAATCGCGGCATTTAGTGCTGCCTCAGACAGCGGCTCATTGGGACTGAAGCGGCCGGGGTGCAAATATTTAGCGCCACCAAAAACGTGATCCAGCCCTACCAGTATGTCGTATGCCTGGTCAGAAAGAAAAACGCGGTGCGCGCGGTTCATCTTCATCAGTTCAGCGGGGAGGGTCAGCGTGCGTTCCTCCCAGTCAACCATGTCTATCGTCGCAAGCCGGAACTCACTTTTACGGATCATGGTGTACAGGACAAATTTCAGAGCCATGACGATAGTCTTAGACGTGCCGGTGCGCTCGATCGCGTTAAAGAATATGCCAATTTCCTTCTCAGATAGTGAGCGGGTGCGCGGTGTAAACTTTGCAATAACTCCTGCGCTGATGCGCTCCGCCGGATTGTCACACTCATACCCGCGATCCTGAGCATAACGGAATACCTTGCTCACTAACTGCCGCATATTGAGCGCAGTAGACGGCGCGCCCCGGTCACGGACTTTTTCGCACTCCTCCAGCAGCCTGGTATGTGTGATTTCATGCAGGAGTTTATTGCCGAAGACTGGGAGAATCTCTTTGTTAAGGATCGCCATGCGAAGCTGTCGGGTGCTTTCAGCGACCTTCCACTGCCGCGCCCACAGGGCAGCAAAATCCTTAAACCGCGTGGCAGTCCGTATAACGCTCTTTCCTTCCTGCTTCTTGATGGCCGGTGACTCACCCTTCTCAAGAAGCTTTCGGGCATCGTTCAGGCGGTCGCGCGCTTCGGCGAGGGTGATACCGTCAGCGCCATATTTCCCGATCGTCAGCGTTTCCCGCCTACCGTGGATGCGGTAGTCAAAACGGAAGCTGACGGTACCGGATTTCGCTACAGCTACATATAGGCCGTCACGGTCTGAGACCTTATACAGCTTGTCTCTTGGCTTCAGGTTCTTCAGTTTTGTGTCTGTCAGCAT